CAAGCTAAAATAAAACAAATAAAATGACACAGGCACAAAAAATAGCAAAGGAAAAATTTAAAAAAGCGATTGCATACAGAAAAAAAACTGGTGCAACTTTAAAAGAAGCATTTGCATTTGTTTATGGTAGAAAGGTAAGTCCTGTAAAAAAGAAAGCTGCACCAAAAAAGAAAGCTGCACCCAAAAAGGTTGCTGCAATTAAAATAATTGAAAAAGGTGAAAGTAAAAGTACAAAAGCAAAAGCAACTTACCAGCAAGTAAGAACTAAAAAAGGTACTTATAAAGGATTGAAAAAGGTTGGTGAAATGGCAAAATATAAAAAAGCAATGTATTCTATGGGCAACATAGATACAAAAAAACTTTTAGATCAATTTGCAAAAGAAGGTAAATTAAAAAAAGATGTTGTAAATATTTTAAAAAGTAAAGCAAAGGATTATTCAAATGATTATAAAATTTTATTAAAAGATATTTTATATAGTGGTCTGCAAAGTGGTATAATTCCTCAACTTGTTTATTATACAGATACTTTAAAATGGTATAATAAACATAAAAATGAAATAAAATCATTGCTTCGTGATTCTATGATGAATTACGGAACAAATAATCCAGCAGATCTATTTGGCAGAAATTGGGATCAGGATGATCCATTTGTTGAAGATACTGCAAATAAAAATTTATTAACTTGGTTTTCTTTTGAAGAAACTGCAAGGGAAATAGCTGATAATTTAGGTTACGAACTATAAAAATCTTGGGATTGCTCCCACTAAACAAAAAAAACAAAAAAAATGCGTAAAAGAAAAAAGAGGTCTGCACCCAGCCGCCGAAGGAGATCTTCAAAAATGGGAGCAATCGGAAAAAATTTCATTATGGATGCGGCTGGTCTTGTTGCTGGTGCTGCCATTGCAAGGGTTTTGACAAGTTCGGGAAAAATTTTGCCAAACATTGATCCAAAACTTAAATCTGCTGCCGTTGTTGCTATCGGTGCATTTTTCCCTAAATTGGTAAAAGGTGCAATTGGACAATCTATTGGTAGTGGTATGGTTGCCGCTGGTGGTCTTGGACTGCTTCAATCAACTGGCGTACTTGGACAAATTGATAACGCAATGCAAATCCCTGTTTCAGTAATGGCTGGTGATGATCTTAGCGTAATTGCTGGATATTCCGAAGATAACCTTTCAGTTATTGCTGGAATGGATGAAGAATATTCATTTTAATTAAATTTTAAAAAACAAAAAAATGGCAACACAACATGGGCAACGTCTAATATTTGACAATGCTAAAAATCTCGTTAACAATGCTGGTTTTTCTGCTGGTCAGGCAGTTCTATCCCAGTCTTATATTCGTTCTGAAGTTGCAATGTCAACTTCAACTACTTCTTACCAAATTCCCATCCTTACCAACTCAACTGGTGCAAATACAAATTTCGCCACAAACCAACTTTTACAACTCCAAGATGCCTTCGTGGTTGCGAGTATAGGGGTATTCGTAAGTATTCCAGCTGCTTCTACAACTACTGCATTTAGGCTTTATACATATCCGAACACAACTGCATTTAGTACAGCTGGTGCTGCTAATGCTTTGTATAATTTGTATAATGGTAAATTGTCAGTTGTTGTAAATAACAGGCAAATTGTTCCAGCTTGGGATCTTTACAGGCATTTGTACGTTCCACAAACACAACAGGATTTTATTGCTCCTACAACAAAACAGGATCAAAACGATGCAACTGAATTTGGTTACTATCCAGTAGAGCCAAACATTGTATTGGTAGGATCTAAAAACAACGTGATTAGTCTTGAACTTCCGGGTGCAATTTCTGTACTGGAAGCTGGTACTGCCCCACGTATTGTTGTTATTATGCGTGGTATCTTGGCGCAAAATGTTACTCCAGTTAGATAATTGGAAAAAAATGTATTGGAAAGGGGGATGCCACATTAAATCCAGAACCCCTATTTTTTATGTTCTAAAATAAAACAAAATGAACAAAGTTCAGAATTACGAATTTTTGGAAATTGTGATACCAGCTTCATCTACAGGAACAAGGTTTTATGCACCTGATCAACCCCAGTTGCGCTTTACTTCTTTGCTTAATCTTGTTTGTTACACTACTGATACAATTTCAAATAGTATTTTAAGTGGTAATCCTCTTTTAAGTATTGCAAACTTGCAAAAAACTTTCCTTGTCCTTTATTATAACGATAAAGAATCAGTTAATCGTATTCCAGTGCTGGAACTAAACAGGGTTGTTTCTAATGCTGCAACTGCTGCGTTCAGCTTTGATATAACTCCATTTGCTGGTCAACAAATTATTTGGGCAAAGTCTTATATTCAAACACCGACTGCATATAGTTCAATTAGTGCATCTAATTTTAGCGTATGTTTTGGGGTTTATTATGCCTAATTAATACACTTTCCTTTCACCTTTAATATTAATTGTATGGCGAATCCTAATAAAGCATTTTTGACTGGAACTGATGCGGTAATGCAATGGTACGATACCAATGCAAAAACTAATCTTTGGTCAGTAAACGATTCTAAGGGCGATATACTTTTTTATTATGCGGGAAATGATGAAAATGAAGCAAGGGAGCATTTAGAGAATAATTTAAGGATGGCAGAACAACAGGGAGTGGAAGCAACACTAACTTTGAGGATCCATCCAAAAATGCCAAAATCAGGATATTTTGAAAAAAAGGATACTGGTATGGTGGTTACACATTTCCGCCCCACTTCATTTAATCCAATTTCTTACCAACCAATGAATCAAATGGGTTATCCTGGTCAACCTAATTTGATGACAGAAATTAGTGCTTTGCGGTCAGAAATTGCAGCTTTGAAGATGCAACAGGAAATTGATGATCAGGATGATGATGATGATGAACCGGAAGAAAACTTTCTTTCTGGTTTAATGAAATCGCCACAAATACAGACAATGATACTTTCACAACTTTCCAGCTTATTTGCACCTGGTCAAAAGGTTACGCACGTTGCTGGTATTGAAAAAACGGAAACAATGGCAAATGAAACTGAAATTGAAAACGAAGAACGCATTTATAACGCAGTTGAAAGGCTGAAATTGGTTGATGAACATTTGGCAAGTCATCTTGAATTACTTTGCGAAATGGCGGAAACTGATAAATTCCAGTTCAACTTTCTTTTGAAAATGTTAAGAAAATAAGATATGCCGGAAATTACTGCTGACAAGATTATTGGAAAAACACTATTTGCCAAAAAAGATTTGACCAGGTTAAATTCTTCCCTGGTTAAAATTGGAACCATTGTGAAAGGATCACCGGTGGGGCAAGTTTATTCATATATTCAAAGAGGTGGAAATGTTTATTGGCAGTTTATTGACTTTAACAATAAACCTTATTTTATCCTTCACACTGCTGATAGTTTTAAATTCACTGGTGATGTTAAACAGGCAGTCCAGGAACAAAAAAAGGAAGTTGAAATGTTAGAAAAACAAGAAAAAGGATCAGTACCATTTTATATTGAAAAATATGGCAAATGGATATTGTTATATGGAATAGGTGCTTATTTGATAGCAACATACATTAAATCAAGAAAATGAAAAACAAGGGGTTAATTTATATCCTTTTAGCTGGTGGTGCAATCTTGTTGCTATCAATGAAAAAAAAGGGATCTTACAAAATAGAGGTACCGGCACCTGAAAAAATTACTTCTGAACAATTCAGGCAGCCTTCATTGCTACAAAAAGTAAGCAAGGCAGTTCAAAAAGTTGCACCAGTGGTAAAAAAGGCAGTAAAAACTGCAAAACAAAAACGATCAATGAAAATTGGTCAATTTCCTGATATTTGCTAAAAAAATTATATTATGCAAGTACAACACATGAAAATTAGTATTCAGGATGAAATTTCAGCCGATAAGTTGAAATTGGCATATAATAAGCAAAGGTCTGACAGGGCAAGGTATGAACAGGAAAATAGTGTTTCTAAGTCAACTGGACAGGCATTTCAGAAGTATTATGTAGAAACAAAGGTTTATTATACTACTGCTAACATTGGTTCTGAATGTAACGAAATTACATTTATTAACAATGGCACTACTGCATTGGTGATAGCTGATGTTCCTTTGCAGGCTAATCAGTCTTTAAGAATATCAGGAAATAGGGGGGAAATTGATACTACACAATATCAACTTTCCTTTGCTACTCCTATAAACGTAGGAAACCAACTAATCGTAATTCGTAAATTGTACATATGATAGTATTGGATCTTTCCATCTTAAATCAGAAGGGAACTCCAATGTTCAATTCTGATATATTTGCCAACCGACCATCTTTCGGTATTGTTGGTAGAATTTTTATTTCAACTGATACCGCTGCCATATATCGTGATACTGGTACTGCTTGGGATCTTATTGCTGATGGTGGTAGTTCTTCTACAAACATTTACAATAGTAATGGAACATTGTCCGCAAATAGGGTTGTTTCAGATGGTGGGTTTGGTTTATCGTTTACACCGACAACACATATTGGAACTGCTGCCATTGGTGGTGGTGGATCAGGTAAATTAATTGTTGGTTCATCAACTGCTGATAATGGTATTCAAATTTTTGGTGCTAATGCTCCATCTTTAAGAATAGATAATGCACAATCAGGAGGAACGCAAAGATTTATTATTGGTTTAGCAACTTCAACAAATAACTTTATTCAAGGTGCTATTGCAAGTGATTTTTGTATTACTTCTGCTTCTTCAGGTGCTATTTTGTTTGGTATGTGGCAGACAATTAATGCCAGTGAAGTAATGCGGATATCTACTGCATCAAATTTAATTGTTGGATCTAACACAGACAACGGAAATCGTTTACAAATTACTGGCACAGGATATATTAGCGGAAATTTAGGTCTAGGGGTTATTACAGCACAATATAAATTAGATATATCAGCAAATGGTAATTCTTCAATATCTATTGGACAAACAAGTGATGATCCATTTATATGGTTTGACAGAAGTGATGGTGGATCAAGTAGGTTAGCTTGGAGAATTAAAGAAGATGCAAGCAGAACTTTAATATTTGAAACTGGAAGTAGTGCTACAAAATATGGTCAGACATTTACTGAAGCTGCAAGATTTACAAGCAATAGAAATTTACTGGTTGGAACAAGTGCTGATATTGCTTCTTCAAAAGTTACTATTGAATCAACTACACAAGGTTTTTTACCACCGAGAATGACAACAGCTCAAAAAAACGCAATAGGAACTCCTGCTACTGGTCTTATGGTATTTGACACAACATTATCAAAACTATGCGTGTATAGCGGTACTGCATGGGAAACAATAACATCAGTTTAAAATAAAAAAAAATGAAACAAATACAATCAATTCAAATTTGGGTTAACGGACAAGAGCAAACAGGAAACTGGTTAGGTGCATATATCATTAATGATAATCTAAGCGATTCAGCGCAATTCTACTGGTGGATAGCTAAAAATGGACAGGATGCAGATCATTCTGGTGCCACACTAACAAGCGGAAATCTAACCATAGATGGTGAATCTTATATTGACTGGAATAATGAAATTGATATTAACGAGGGTGCCTATGAATGGATAGCTTTGCAGCTTAAATTAACATTGATATATATTTAAACAATTTAAAAATGAACGAAAAACAAGCATTGGAAATCATTAAAGCAATTTTAGATTTGGCAACCAGTAAAGGGGTATTCTCTAAAATAGATGAATCATTTACTGCTATACAGGCATATAATAAGATAGCTGAAAAGTTTAAAGATGAACAAAACGATGCAGTCAACAACTGATGCTACACATATTGCCACGTTTAGCACAATTTTGTTTTCCCTGTTAGGCATTCAAAATTTATCTGAATGGGCAAATGTCATTTTTCTTGCTGCCAGTTCAATATCTTGCACTATATCAATTTTGGTAGGTCTTAAACAACTTAAAAAATAATAATATGAAAAGGATACTTAAAAATATTAAAACTTCATTGTTTGGTTCTATTGCTGGTGGATCTCTTATATTAGATGGAATCCAACAAAATAACTGGGTAACCATTATTGCTGGTATTGCTGCTGCCATAACTGGACTATTGGCAAAAGATAGTGATGTTCAATAAAAAATACCTATATATAGGTATAGGTGTATTGCTGATCCTGTTAATCGGAAAAAAAGTGAGTGCATTAAATTTAATAAAACAATTTGAAGGTCTTAAATTAACTTCCTATCCTGATACAGGTGGCATTTATACAATTGGATTTGGTAATACTATCAATAAAGATACAGGACAGGCAATTAGACCAGGTGATAAAATTGATCTTGCAACTGCTGAAAGGTGGTTAAAAATTGATGTTGATCAACGAATTAAATTTATAAAACCACTTATTAAGGTTCCTGTTACTGCAAATATGATGTCAGCAATGACCAGTTTAGCATATAATATAGGTTTACAAGCGTTCAAAGATTCTAAATTATTGGAAAAATTGAATGCTGGTGTAGATAAAAAAATAGTTGCTAATGAATTTTTAAAGTGGAATAAGGTCGGTAAAACCCCTGTTAAGGGATTAACAAATAGGCGAATAATAGAACGTGAATTGTTCTTAAAATAGGTTTGGTTAAGTTTTAAGGTGTTTTTTACAGGGGAAAATTTCTATTTTCCCTTTTTTTATGCACATTATTTGGTAATATGGATAATTTTTTTATAGATTTGTCCTAACAAATGATTTTTAACTTTAAAAACGAAAAAAATGAAAAAAACTGCTATTCAAATTCTGCTTATTGTCTTGGGTGCTATTCTCTTATGTTTTGCTGATAATTTATGAGGTTAATTGCTTGGGTGCTATCAGTTATATATCTGATAGTTTTCGGCATACCCATTGCCATTGGTTTATTAATTTTACTTCAAATTATTTCAATCCTTAAATTTTTTAGCAATGTTAGAAAAAAAAGAAAAAAGCATAATAGTTCACAATTACCTGTATGGTCTGATGACCTTTTTGACCAATCGGAACATTCCTTTCACTGAACTGGATGGTGGAAGAATAGAAATTTTTTATCCATCAGAATTAACATTATTTCAAATCGGTTATCATTTTGGCAGATATGCTGAAATGCAACACAACTAAATTTTATGAAAAATCAAACTGCGGTACAATGGTTATTTAGGCAAATGACTTCAACTTGGTACGATACAAATTCAGCTAAAGATATACTTAAACAAGCAATAGAAATGGAAAAGCAGCA